ATTGTTGTTTAAAGTAATTAGCAAGTTGGATCCTAGACATTAATCTATTAGTCTGCTCCATATTAAGAGTCTGGTAATGATTAAAGTTAGTTGCATTTTCAGTATTGGTTATAGATGTATCAAGCGGTAGCATTTGAAAATCTTTCATTGCTACAAATGCTTTAGCATAGTTATTTTTACCCCAATCTTCACCCATTGAGTGACGTGGTAATGCATTCTGATCAAACATTATTACAGTACCTAGTTCATCTATTAAGATATCTGCAATTTGATTATTGACCATGTTATATCCAATCTGATAAGCCTTCATTAAATCAACTAAAGATGTAGATCTAGTATTTCTATCTGAAAAAACTCTACCCTCTACAGGTAATTTACAACCATATAAAGAATTATCACCTTTAAACTGAAAGGGAAGTCTTCCAGGTTTAGTCCTATTAATACCTAAATATATAGGATTAATGTTATCACCCATTGTAGATCTCCACATTGCAGGTAAATTTGGACCAATCTTTACACCTCCCCATACTTCATTAATCCATATCCAATCTATGTGCTCACCTTGTAATAAGTTTTCTTTATTCTTTTGTTTAAATATAGATGTATCATATATAGCCTTTTTAGTCTTCTTAAATGTTTCATCTATAATTTCTTGTGTTACCTCACCATCCTCTTCAATTTTAGTTAAGTGACCAACCTTCCTTTGAGTCTTCCAGTATATAGTAGCTATTCTCATTAGGTCTCCTTCACCCCACATAGATACATCTTCATTCTCATCTAATATTTGACTAAGAATATCACCACCTCCTGCTGGATCGTTCCAGTAGTTACTAGTAAACTGTCTATATGCTAAACCTGGACTATTAGTATTCCACTCGTGAGATCTAGTAGCGTCATAGTAAGCACCATCATTTTGGTAACCATTTACTTGATATTGAGCCGATTTAGCTGGATAAATTTTTTGTAATGACTCTAGTTGACTACTATCCATTAAGTATCCATACTTATCTACAACGTCTGACACAGTCATTAAATCAACTTTACCTACATAGCTTGAGTCAGCTATATACCTTTGATCAGGAGACTTCTGATAGAAAGTTAATAAAGGATTCCAAAGCTCTACATCATAATCATCTTCTAGCATTCTGAAATGCCAAAATTCTCTATCTGCTATAAGCATATCTCTAAACCCTCTTTCTTCAAGCTCTTGCATTTTAAATCTTTCTTCATCTACTGCAAGTTGATGAGATGCCCATTCTTCTACCATGCTTCTATAAGACTTACTGAAGAAATCTTCTATCTCAGGTAATGACTTTAACCCTTCTGGTGATAATTTTTGCTGAGCTTCTTCAGATCCAGGATCCATACCCATGTCAATCATCTTGCGTATTAGATTTGCTTCTGCATCAGCCAGTAATGATTCTTCAATCTCAACTTTTTTAGCATCAAGCATTTCATTATAAGATGCATCATCTATTGCTCTAAACTGTACTCTAGAGTATCTTTTAGCAAACTCACCTGTTAATACATTAATTACATTTGGAACAATAGGATAAAACTTTAACTCTAATGCAGAATCATTCTCTGTAGTTAAAACATCCATTAAGTCTTTATAGTCATTGTCAGGTTCAACTATATAATCTGTTTTGTCAATAATTCCTTTTGCTAATTTGTAATTTTTTAGCAAACGCCTTGAATTAAGCTTTAAGAATTCTATACCTTGTAATTCTAACCAATCTAGATTCCAAGCAGCCCAATCATCAGTTTTCTCTTTATAAGGTAAAAACTGAACTGGTTGTGTTAAACTAGAAAAGGTAGGTCCACCATCAGACTTAGCCCCACCCTTCAATTGCATTGCATTTAATACTCTCATACCAATTTAGTCTATTTTATATTTTTAAATCCAGATCTTCTTTTTTTAGAACTGCCAAAAGCCTTGTTACGACCTATATTTCTAAAAGGACCACTATACTTTAATTTACTGAATTTTTCTGAATTAACCAAAGAATTGTCCTCTGATTCACGTCTCTTAGTATAACCTCTATTTGACTGTTGAATTCTAACAAATGCAACTAATGCACCAAAGGCTACCAATCTATCCACGTTTAAACCTGGATAATAAGCTAGCATTTCTTTTAATAGCATAGGGTCTGGTATTCTTTCTATACCTAATGTGTTGGTCATAACGTTTCCGTTCTCATCAAGATCCTCATCTATTACTTCTCTTAAAAACTCTATAGCATATGATATAAGATGACTTTTAAATAAAGTACCTGTATTCTTCCATCCATACTCTTGATATACTGTTTTATTTGAACCTAGATCTTTTAAAAAAAGTATCTGCTGTTTAGGAACAAGATATCGTTGCTTTCTTTTTGCAATCATGTGCTGTATAAATAAGGATATGTTATTCTCAACAATTGTCCATGCATTATACCATTCAATGATCATCTCTAATCTTTCATGTGTTTTATTTATATCATCAAAACGTCCACACCATGCAGCAACAATCTTATCCTTTTCTATAAATTGCTCTACCTCACCAGAAACTGTAGTTCTAGTTACTTCCACTGCATTTTTATATATGAAAATACTACACAAAGAATCTGAAGTAGTAGTCTTACCTTCTGATACTGGATCAATAGAGCCATAGTACATTCCAAACGAAGGCTTTTTTACTGGTCTTTCCCAAACTACTATAGAACCAGTTTTATCTATTTCTTTTTTATTAACAGGAAACGTAGATATAGGTATCTTCCTTGTTCGTTTAGCTTTTATACCTGTATCATCTCTGTCTAACTCAATTAACTCATAAGGATACTCTTTTTCCTCAATTTTTTTAAGTTGCTTACTTAGTATACCTTGTGGAAATATAGACTCTTTTCTATATGCAAATGCCTCTGAAATATTTAGAGGCTTTTGTGATATTCTAAGTTGAAATTGTTCACCGCTTAATTCATTCTTCCATTTAGACCTTTCTATTTTTATTGCTTCTACTGCTTCTTCTACAAGTGAATTACCAAACTCGTCAATATAAGGAGGCATAGACCATTGCTCAGGGATAAACAATCCAGCCATACCAATAGTACCATCAGCATCCATTAAATTAGTTTCCACTGAATATATGTCATTTGCATTAGGATTTAATATCATTTCCTTTAAAGGCCCGCATTGTTCAAGATCACCAACTGATCCTGCAGCAATAAATTGACCAGTAGTCATCATACCCGATGACATTGCAGGACGCAAATACTCATACGTCTGCATCATGTTTTTTGCAATTCCTGCTTCCTCATGAAAGAAATATGTACATGGACCACCTACCCCAGTAGTAGCATTCTTTTCAAAAGATGCTCCTTGTATTTTTGATTTAAGGCCTCTTGATGTTTTTCTGTTGTTTATCTTAACTTCAATTTGCTGTTGCCACAATAATACTTTTTCTGGGTTACTTGGTCTATACCAAGCAGTATGTTCATTTAAAAAAGTCTTATACTCTTCTAAAAATTTCCATGAACCTTTGTCATTAATATAATCTTTTAATGATGCACCAATTTTACAAATTGAACCTTCTTCAAACCAGTATTGATTTATAATCTTACCCATATGAAAGTAAGATGAAGCTATCTGTCTTTTCTTAAGTATAGCTACATGCTGATTATTTAACTCTGCAATAATTTCATACAGTGCCATATGATATTGTGCATCCCTTACTTTAGCAAAACCATAATGTTTTTCTTCTTTATCAAAAATAGGTAAAAAATTAAGCCACATATAATAGTCTCTAGTAAGATACCACACTTTGCCATTATCTTTATATAAGACTCCTGTTCTACATTTATTCTTTTGGTCTTCCCAATAAGCTGTAAAATCTTTAGATCTAAATGGTTTATTACAATAAAATCCTTGATCATTAAATATTCTAGCTTGTTTATTAAACTCTAAAGCTATTTTATTAAACTCATATTCACCAGGCTCTTTAAATATACCAGATAGATATTCTTTAAATAATACATCATCTTCAAATGTAGTTGTTTCCCAAACTCCATTGTTATATGTAGGTATAACTCTACTCATCTACAAGAATTGCAAAAACGTCACCTTCTTGTATAAGCAAATGATCTGAACCATCATGCTCCATAGTAGTCGGTAAACAATGCTCAGTATATTGAACCATGTCACCTATTTGTATTTCATCAATACCATTCCCCTTTCCAATAACAATACCTTTAAACTCTTTTTTTCTAGCCATATCAGGAATAAATATTCCTCCTTTACTATACTCGTCTTGTTTTTTTGGTTTCAACAATAACTTCTTTCCTACTGGTATTACTTTCTGTCCCATGTTTAGTTTTTTTTACTGGTTTATAATTAAATTCTGGCTCATCCCAATAACAGAAATGCCAATTTGTTTTCTCTTTATCCATTATATTTGATCATATGCTAATCCAGCACCTCCACGTACTGAACTTTCCTGTTCCTGTCTCATATCAGTAAATGCACCTTTATATGACTGCCTTATATTTTCAAATTTAGCAGCAGCATTGACCATAGCATTTATATTACCATCCCTGCCATGTTCAATTGCAGTTACTTCCATATACTTTGCTAATCTATCTAGCATAGACTTTATACCTACATATGCCCTGTAAGTTGGAGTTTCATAAAGCTTTTTGCATTTCTCTAAAGCATTTATAATTATCCCGTCTTCAGGTGATTCTTCTAATTCAATCTCTTCTATAATTATATCCTCTTTCTCATGTTCTGGTAAGTTAAAGAAAGGATTTAAATCAGGGTTAGGACATGACATATAAAATAAATACTGATACACAGCCATATGTGTATCGGGATATTCTATCATAATACCTTTTAAAAATGGCAAAGCATAACAATGCTCCGTCAATACAACTTTACTATTTTGAATATCAAATAATCTTATTACCATAATTTTATATTTTATAATGCGTCTATAGCAGCTTTTACTGTAGTATAACTATCATTAACGTAGATTGGTATAGTAGATCCCGTTATATATATCTGACGTACATCTATTAAACTACCATTTTGCTGATAAACCGGGCCAACAGCACTCAACATGAGAGGATTTATTGCAATAAAAGATTCTGATCCTTGTACAATATATAATGTAGGAGGATTTGTTAAAGGTGCTGCTTCTGCTAAATAAACTTGTGTTAATTGTATTGATGCCATTATTTTTTATCTTTTAACCACATTATAATTGAATTTACTTCATCTTTTAAGTATGGAAGTTCATATATTTTTACTCCTTCTAATACTGGCTCTCCATTAATATGTTCATTAATAGGATATCCATTTGAGTCTTCGCCTACTTTCTTAAACTTTACGTGTTGTATTGTAAGCTTTCCTATTTTAAGTTTAGGGTTGTGCTTTTTAATAATATAAGCATAAATACTGAGTTGTAGGTTATAATGATTCAAATTACAATCATCTAAATGATTAACTGGTATATACATTTTATTTGTAATACCCTCCCAGTTAGTAAATCCTTTTTCTTTTATTTCCTTATTTGTCTTATAATCATTAATATTTATATAACCATTAACAACCTCTACAACATCTGCTTGACCGCATAATCCAACTGATTTTAAATAAACTAAATGCTCAGGATATACACCTTCTTCAAGTTTTTGTTTTGGTGCTAGTTTAATTCCATTATCATCAACAATAGGTTTTATAATAGGCACTTCTATACCATTTCTACCAATTGTTTTGAGATCTAGCATATCTGCTTCCCTTTGATTATGATAAAAATTACCTAATTTTATTGCTCTATCTGTTTCACCATCCCATGCTGCAATAATTTCTTTAGGTGTCATACCATACCACTTAGACCTTTTATTTTTAGATGATTTTTTAGCTTGACCATCTCTATCAAATTTAGGTTTAAACTTAGATATAAAGGATGTTACACTAAGCCAGTTTATTTTTTCATCATTAGTACTTTCATACACATGACCTTCTTCTATAAATCTTAATCCCATAATTATGCTATTGTAGTATACCAATAACCATCTGTTGAACCTATTATAATAGGTATAGACTCATTATTGTATATATAGTTAATTAATACTTTCATTGCTATCTATTTGTTTATTTATTAAATCTTCTTGTTTTTCTGAAACATAAGCATACCAATAACCTTTAGGGCACTCAGATGATAATGATCTTACTTTAAAAGCCAAACTACAACCGCAATCAGAACAACAGGGTTGTGTTCCAGGCGCTAGACAGTCATCACCTTTTGAATCAAATAAAGAACACTTAATGCATATTTGAAATCTATCAGTTGCTACTGCTTCAACATGCTCTTTTTTAAATATATTATTTTTAATACCATCAGCTATTTTATCAGCATTTTTAAATATATCTAAATATTTAGACCATTTACTTTTTATCATCTTTAAAGTTTTTTTTATTTTGTATGTCTTTTTCAATTTGAATCATTGCTGCTTCCATTTGATTAATATTATCTTTAATATCTTGACTTTGTGCAAACCCATTGTAAGTTTGCTTTTGTATGTTACCTAACAAGCTTTTGTTTTTTAATATTGCTTTATTAAGTTTATTCTTTCTAATAAAAAATGTACCTAACCCTTCTATATTAATTCTAGGATATGCTAAGGAAGATACACTCTTCCTAACTTTTGAATAGTAAAATGATATAAAATCATCAACTACAGAAGGATGTACACCAACCTCATTGGCAATACCACTTTTAAAGTCTTTATGCTTCTTTGGGTTCACGGCCTAATATTTTATAATCTAGTAAAACTAAACCTGATGACTGTATATTTGCATTTGGGTTTAATGAAATAGTTTTTTTATTATTGCCATTCTTAATAACTAAACCTTTCTTTTCTGCTTTGGTTATTGCATTTCTGGCTGATTGAGCGCTTTTAAAAATACCCTTACTAACTGTCTCAATGCAAAACTTAGTTAACTCTACACCTACATTTTTAGATAATTCAGTTAAGAATTTTAAATCTGAATTGCTAATTGATATATTATTAAAAAAGCAATGTGTAACTATCTGATATTTAATTAAGGTATTAATATCAACCTGATGTTTTAAATCTACTTTATTTACTATAGCCATATTTATAAACTTAATATCATGTCAACAAGATCTGGGTTAGGATAACAATCTACTTTATCCTTTCTAACGTTGCCATGTGTTAATAATCCTTTTATATTTCCATAAAAAGCGCTTTGCTGAAAACCAAAAGCTTTTAATGGCCCATACTTTAAAATAAACTCTTTAAGCCCTAGTCTAATATCTATTTCATCTCTTTCTCCTACATATCTAATCCATTTTTCAGTCTCTTCAATCTGCCTATCAGAATACTTGTGCCAATGTAGCTTACCTTTAAACGGTTGCTTTAAAGTGCATATTTGAGACTCTATACATTTAGATCCAACATAAGTTCTAAAACTATTATCGTTTACATCTAAATATCCCATATTGCATATTTCTAAACCAACAGAGTGACGATTCATAAAACCTGAACCAGTTCTACCTAAATGCCATCCTTGACATCCATCTGGAAAAGCTTGAACCATAACACCATCAAACTCATTATTTCCATTTCTGTGATTTTGACCGCCTAATACAAACTCTGTTGCTATACGACCACGTGAATCCCTAGCCCAATAGTCTATACAAGCATATGGATTAGCATTACCCGCTGTATGATGTAATACAACATAATCATTTTTAATTGGACCTTTGATATACTCGTCTTTTGGTAAATAGTGTCTATGTACTGTTTGATCATAGTTAGTACTAAAGTACTCTTCTGATATATCAGTATCTTGATCTATTGCTTCAGTATTATCATAGTTTGCATTAAACATCAATATCCAAACATCAGAGGTAACAATACCAGTTACTTCTATGTTTTTAGATAGCTGAAATCTTTCTACAGCTCTTTCAGTAAGTGGTCCAAATACACCATCGGCTTTAATACCCATTACAGTTTGGATAACTCTTACCTCAGAACCTGTACTTCCTAAACTAAGCTGTTTCATTTGACATTGCTTTAGCCATTGCCTCTTGAAATGCTTTTCCTTCTTGTGAGTTAGGATCAGGAGCACCTTCACCTTTTTGAGAAGCGTATTGTTGAGCCATAAACATTTGTGCTTGCATTCTTTCAGCTCTAGCCTTTTCAATAGCAGCTAGCAATGTTTCATAATCCGCTTGTACTTCTAAGTGTGGAATGTTGTCTTTATAAAAAGCTGTTATCTCTTCTCTTCTTTGAGAAAGCTCTTCCTTTGACATTTGAGGATCTTTGTCTTGAAGATCTGTGTTAATTTTAGAATCAGACATTATCTTTATTTTTATGTGATGAATAAAAACAAAAATAATAAAAATAGTTTAAATAAAAAAAGTTTACGTGTTTATTTTAAAACTAAGTTACGTTCTATTATATTAATTAGATCTTTTGCTTCAGAATACTGCCATATCCTAATTGTAAAAGAGGAATCTTCTATATACCAGTTTCCAGTAGCTTCGGCTTCAGCATTATTCCCAGTAAGGAATGATAATCCATTAATGCTTTTTTCAAAATAATAAAAGTCTAGTTCTAACTCCTCTTCTGTAACCAATACCTTTTGAAATCCTAATTCTATTAAATTCTCCTCTGTCATCTTACCATTTTACTTTATCTGCCCAATATGCAGCACTCATTTTACCTCTAGCAATATTCTTTCCGTGCCTTGCCTTAAAACTCTTACGCTTAGCTTTCATTTTAGCTGACTCACCTGCTTTTGGTTTACCTGCTGTACTAGCCCCTTGTTCCCCAAAGCGGATAGTCTTTACTTTATCTCCTTGTTTAGCTACAACTACATGAGACTTCTTTGGGTGTCCAGGTGTACGCTTTGGTTTATTAAATCCAGTTACTCCTGCTCTTGCTAATCTACTATCTTTTTTCTTTGCCATAATTAATGTGCTTTAGCTTGTATAACAATCCATTCTGCACCATTAGACCAAATAGATGCACCTTCATATCTTTTAGAAATCTCAAAATCTGCCCCACCATCTATAGTATCTCCTGAAGCTGCAGTAATAAAAATCTTATCTTGCGCTCCATTATCTAAACTACCATCTGTAATAATTCTGATATTTCTATATGTTAATGAAGATGCAGGTGGTAAGTTAAGAATGTAGTCTCCATTTCCAAGACCATCCCAAGATATATCTATTAAGTTATAATTAGTGGGCATTGTAGAAGATCTTCCAGCACCAGCTAAAAGATTAAAAGGTTCTAGTGTAACTAATTTAGAAGTATTATTATTTACAAAAGATACTAGGTCTTTTGCTAATATTAATTCTGTATCTACTTTTGGATTTGGTTTTAACCTTTCATGGGGTGTTTCATACCTAGATATAATAAAATAATCATCTAGTTTAACTTTCTTAACTTTCTTTCTTGAAAGCATACCCATCATATCTTGTAATATTGTACTCATCTTTTCTTCCCTTTATGCAATCCGTGATTAGAATGTTGCTTACCTTTCTTTGTAGCAGCACGTTTTTTTGCGTTAGCTGCAGCCAATTTCTTTTTACCTTTCTTAGTACTTTTTAGCTTAGATATAGTCTTAGATGGTGCATACACTTCTCCCGTTTCGGATGATTTCTTTCCGCTTGCCGTTCTCCATTTCTGCTTAGTCCATCTAGTAAGACTCTTCTGTTGCTTAGTTTTTGCCATTACTTCTTCTTCTTTGGCATTGCCTTTATAAGTTTATCTATCTTAACAGCCTGTGCTTTATGCATAGCTGATGCCTTCTTTAATTGACTTGATATTTCTTTTAATTTCTTTGGGTCCATCGTTTAATTTTTATTTTCTATAGCTTTTAATACTTGCTCTTTAGTTATAATTAACTTAAAGCTTAAATCAGCTTGCCAACGCTTAATAGGTCTACCGTCTTTGTATAATATGACTAACGGTACTGATTTTACTTTTTTCTTAAAACTTAGTGTTTGCTGTTCTAAATAAGCTGCTTTATAAGTTACACCCTCTATTTCATCAATCTTAGCCTTATTTGACCAGTTCCACTCAGAGTTTATTTCTAGTAAAACATACTCTTGAGAGTACATAGTGCAACAAGCAAACATCAAAAGTAATAGTGCTAAAGCCTTTTTCATAATTTACTTTTTTATTATTTGATAAAGCTTTTCATCTATTTTGTCAAGTTTTTCACTATTCTGCTCTACTTTTTCTTGAGTATTCATTATAGTCTCCCTAATCAATTGATCTTTTAAATCATATTCAGTTCTACTAACTTCTGGTTCTGGCAACTCTTTAGCTAACTGTATGTCTGCTTGTATAGCAAACCACATACCCACTGCGGTCACAACAAAACTCACTATAAT